CGTCCAATTACTTGTTTTTGGTCGGCTGATGTTGTTTGTGGTTCAAAAATATGTACGTATTTAATATCAAATAAATCAATTCCTTCTTTAAATCCACTATCCATGACAATAATGCGAACTAAATCGCCATAAACGTTATCAGGACGCGAGTTAAACGTTTTAAGCATCTCCTTTTTCATTGACACACTAATTGGATTATCATAAACAGAAACTGATGATAGCAAATAAAAATTGCTACCTTTGTTTTTTAATAATTCATTTTTATTTAATAAATACATTTTTCCATGAGTGTTTTTTTGATTTTTAGATTTTATTCGTTTTTTTGATTTTTTTTCTTCATCTTCATCTTCATCTTCATCTTCATCTTCGTCATCTTTATCTGCACCACCGTTATAAATTTCTTCATCTTCATCTTCTTCTTCATCTTTTTTTTTTGTTTGTTTGGAATATTTTAACGGGTCTGCCGGATTTGCTAATGTATAGTTCTTTGCTATTAATCCGCCAGCAATCATTTTAGCACCATATGCACTTGATTTTAAATCAGAAAAAATAAAATGTTTAAATTGTCGTCCATATTTACGCAAGTCTTTAGTGTCTAATTCTTCAATCTTTATAAGGAGATTGTATAATTTTGGAGACATATTTTTCATATTATTCAAGAATAATGTTCTATCATAGTTTATTTTGTCTAAATTAAATATACTATTAGGCGTACTCCAATTAGAATGTTTACGAATACAATCCGGAGAATAAATTTTAGTTGGATTTATATTAGACAATTCTTTTATACGGATTAACTCGTCAGTATCATCAATATCTGGTATTTCAAAACTAGCCATATATATATATTTATTTATATTATACTATATAATAAATAGTTATATAATAATTATACTTGAGATTCATATTCTATTATTATATGACTGCCTAATATTTTACTATTTATGCTATCATTTTCTTCGTAAATATTTTGTTCTAAAAGCCATGTTTTTTTATATTCAATATTATTAAACATATTGCGTTCAATTAATATTGTATACCATTTTTGAGAGTAACCCATAACGGTATCACTTACATTTTCTTCATCATAAATATAATCACATTTGTATTCTCCATAAGAATTTTCACTCATTTTTATACTTAATGAAATTATGACATTAAACAAATTATCACGATGAGAGTTAGTGATGATTATTCTGTTCCGTGTTTTATGAAATAAATTATCCATTTTATTAAGAAATTTCTTATCTAATTGTGTCATTAATTTTCCTCTTCTCATTTTAAATTGTCCTGTAAATTCAGTAACAATTAAAAATTTAATATCGTCTGGTAGTCTGGTAAATAGTTCCATTGTATTGTTTGTTTTGTTTTACTATTATAAAACTAAAAAAATATAATTTCAATTTTATAATTTATTTTTATTTATTTTTGATTTATTTTCATTTATTTTGATTTATTACAATCAGTAAACAAATCTCTCATGCGTTTTAGAGTTTGTGCAAAGAATATTTGGATATTTAATTTCTAGTTCTTTTCTAATATAATTTGAAACTGTTTCAGGGTTAGTTTTGCCACACGTAAATACATCTAAAGCAAGAAGACCTAATTTAGTATAAGAATGACAAGTTATATGGCTTTCGTCCAATAAAATAACTGATGTGAAACCTTCTTCTGTATCCGTATCAAGCATAATCATTTTTGAATGCATGTTTTTCATCGTTGTTAATTTTAAACTATCTTTCATAACTTCAAATATATATTGACAACATTCTTTCAAGTCATCTTCTACATAAAAATTAATAAAATCCAAAAAAACATGTTTACCTTTGTGATTGACACTAGGTAATATGCTTAAATTCATTATTTGTAAGTTAAGTATATAGTTACTTTATTTATCTTTATATGATTTAATTAATAATTTTAATCAATTAATATAATTAATTTTTTTATAAATATATGATAAATCATCAAATTTTTTTATACAACGTTTAATTTCTGAGGTAATTGAATATAATTTTGTATATTGTTTATTCGTAGCATTATAGATTATCTCAATTGTATACCATTTATTTAAATATCCATGAAATTCTAATATTTCATCATCGTCAAATATACCGTTTATGGTATATTGTCCAAATAAATCATTTGTTATATTTAAATAAATGATATCGCGATAATTTAAATTTTTCGGAAACACAATAGGTTTTGGTATTTGATTAAATAATTCATTCATATTATTTATAACATCTCTGTCAATTTGTTGAATTAAGTTTCCATTTCTCATTTTAAATTGTCCTGTAAATTCGGTAATAATTAAAATTTTAATATCATCGGGTAGTAGAGTGAATAGTTCCATTGTTATGTTTTACTATTATAAAACTAAAAAAATATAATTTCAATTTTATAATTTATTTTGATTTATTTATAATTGTATTTATGATTGCATTTATATAATGGATTCATAAATTTTTTCATTTATTGAAGTTGAATATAATGTAGTATCATCTAAAGGATCACGCTCTTTGAAACTACTAAACCAACATGTTTTTTTATATTCCATATTCAAGTGCATGTTGCGTTCAATTATAATGATATACCACTTTTCAGCATATCCTATAAATTTTCTTTTATTATTATAGCTTTCGTCATAAGTATTTTCACTAATTTTTATATTTAACGAAATAATCACATTAAATGTTTTATCTATTTTATTACGGTAAAAACTTGTGATTATTTCATAATGTTGTGTTTTATATAACAAAATATTCATTTTATCAAGAAATTTCTTATTTAATTGTGTCATTAATTTACCATTTCTCATTTTAAATTGTCCTGTAAATTCGGTAATAATTAAAATTTTAATATCATCTGGTAATCTGGTGAATAGTTCCATTGTTATATTTTGTTGAAATTATTTATAACTAATAAATGATTTCAATTTTGATTAATATTTACATTTTTTATTTTGATATCATTTTATTTTATGAAAATTTTATTATTCTAAATAATAGTATAATAATAATCATTTACAATTGTTTTATTTTTAATATATCTACTCATTTTAGCAGCACAAACTCCTTCTATTTCTGCGGCCTTAGCTATCGTGTCCCAACTTGATAATAATTCATTAGTTTCTTTTTCTCTCTTATAAACCTTTTTACCAGTTGACGACGTGATTTTTTGTTTCTGAACGTATGGCTGTTTTAGAGAAATTCCATAATAACCTTCATTAGATTCACCGTCTAGCCAAACAGTTGCCTTCAATGTATAAGGCAATTCATTTAAGTAATTTTTTAGTTCTTTCATGTCATTATCAGTTAATTCTTTATTAACATTTACTTTCCATTTTTGATATTCTTTTACTAATGTTGAATTTAATATCTTTCCACAATCTGAAAATTCGCATGCATGAAAAATAAAATTTTCAACATTAGAATTATTGCCAGTTTTTTTATATTCAACTGATTTTAATTTAATACCAATATATCCGTGATTTCCATCAATGCGTTTTGGTTTAAATCTTGTATCTAAATAATTTTTGAGAGCGTGAAATGTTTCTTTAGTCGGTTTAACTTTACTCCATAAGCGATATCTTCCTTCTAAATTTACCGAAATTTCTTGTACATCTGGTCTAACAATGCAAATTTCATTTACGAAATCATTAAACTTTTTATTAACTTCGTCTTCAGGTAGCAAGACATTTTGATAAACTGATGTTTCATTTAATTTAATGGTATTTAATATTTTTTGTTGGCTATCTAGTTTTTCTCTCAATTCACTCAGAGTAACCATCTGCTCTAAGTTATTTTTTTCAAGAAATTTTAATTTATCATTTAATAACTTGTTTTCAATTAATAATTCCTCATTTTGTTTTGTAAGTTTATTGAAATTTTCAATATTATATATTTTGGATTGTATGATATCTTTTATAATTTTTGTTAATTTATCAATACTAAATTTATCATTATAAACAATAATTTCAGTTTTATTTTTTTCATTAACTTTAATTGTTCTTAATTGTGGTTTAATTTTTGGATGTGATTTAATGAGATTTTCAATTTCAACTTTATTCTGAACTCTGAAAGCATTTTTTAAAGTAAAATTGTCATAATGTTTATGATGATAAGATACTCTATTTGATAGATCGTTTGTATGACCGAATTTAATTAATTTCTCTCCATTATCATTAGTATTATCAATTGTTCCAAAATAAATGCATTCAGTATTTACTGGAAATTGACTAATCAAAGCTTGTTCTACTTCTTTTTGTTTTTCATTAATAATATTTTCAATAACATTATCTTTATTTTGTAATTGTAATTTTAATTCATTACATTCTTCGTTAATTGTTTCTTGTAAAATTTGTTCTAATTTCATATAATAATTATGAATTTCATCTGCCTTTTTTGTCCCTGCTTTTAAACAAAATTTTTTAAAGGTGCTGATATTTAATACAATTTTTTTAATATTATGACCTCCTCTTCCTTTTTTTTGCTCACTTTCAAGAGTGAGCAAACATTTATAATCTTTGTCAATGATAAAATTTTTTTCTAATAATTCTTTTGCTCTTTGTTTTTGACAAAAATCAAGCCATTTCCATACATTATCTAAATCAATAACAAAATCATTAATAGGGTCACAATTCAAATAGCAATAAAAACTTGATAAAAACAATTGTTGTTCGAAATCTGTAAAATTTTCTTTAATTTTTGACAATAATTTAATATTATAATCGCTTGATAACTTAGTTATCGGGTTATCTTCAATCAATTTAACGATGTCTAGTTGCTCCATCTAGTTATATAGTAATAATGTTTTAGTCTTTAAGTTGTTATTTGTATAAATGATTTTGTTTTTAAAAGTAAAATCAAAATGAATTATTTCACCTAATGTCAGCGAGAAAAACAAATTTACACTATTTACCAAGCAGATTTTCTTACGTTAATTTTTGGCCCTTGACCTCTCTTTTTGACTTTATTTGGGTCATAAACGTCTTCTTCTTCATCCGAGTTCATATCTTTAGAAATTTCCCAGAATTCTTTAGAGCCTAATTTGAAATCAGGTCTAGATTCAGCCTTATACCAAAAGATTTGGTCTTGTAATTTGTTAGATTTTGCGTTGTTATTGATAACTAGACACTCGTAGTTCTCAGTGCACTGGTCCATTACTTGACAGAAGCTTTCAAATGTAGGGAACATACCAGCATAATTTTCATAAATTCGCTTGCGATTTGCCAAATATGGTTCTCTCAAAATGAACACGTAATCAATGTTAGTTCTTAAGTTAGGAGGCACACCTAACGGATATTGCATTGTGATGATTAACATTATCTTCCAATGACGCCCATTCATAAAAAGTAATCGCATCATTTTATCTTTAGTCCATGTGTTATCATATAAGCAATCATCTAAAATAACAAATGCTCTTGGGTCAATATTAGAACGCTTATAATTTTCCATTTCTTTTTTCACTTGTTTTAAAACTAATTTCTGCCTCTTTAGAATATTTTCAATAATAGCAGTATTATATTCATCATGAATGAATAATTTTGGAACATGAGAACTATAAAATCCGTTTCCTGCTTCTGTCCCTGAAATAACCGTTCCAATTGGTACATCTTGATGAAAATAAAGCAAATCTCTTACGAGGTAAGATTTTCCTGTATCACGTCGTCCAATCAAAACAACAACGGGTCCTTTATTTTCATCAGGTCTAAAACTAATATGACGCATGTCCCATTTTTTAAGTTCTAATGCCATTAATATTACTAAACATTAAGAAAAATATGTAATTTTAAATACGCGAATTTTAGTTTAAAACTATTATTATTTTTATATTAAATAAATAAATGGTTTTTGAAATTAATTACCAAAAGAATAATAATGAAACTCTTTTTAATAGTTTAGAGAAATTTTTAAAGTTAGAAAACCCTCAAAATTATATTCCAATTTATAATAAATATTTTCAATTAAATGAGACAAATTATAATAATATTAATTTAAATAACAATTTCTCTCTAAATGAAATAATTGAAGAACTGTCAGATAGTAATTCTTTTAAATGTTCTTTAAAAAATTTAAAAGATGAGACAATTTCTTTTAAGAATGTATTTTTTAAATTTAGTCCTTTATTGGATCCAGTCAAATATATGATAGGCAAATATGATACGAGCGATGAAAATTTATTAAATATTCCTGATTTTATGAATAAAAAAGGCCATGCAAAAGTGCTTGACAATAATAATGCGGCTTATGTAGATGGTTTTTTTACTTATTTGACAAGTCAAATGTTAAATCATCATGGTTTTATAAATGGATTGGATTATTATGGTTCTTTTTTAGGAATGAAAAATAATTTTTTAGTTAATGTGTATGACGATTTGGAATACTTATATGATTCAGAGTTTTTTAATACACATAAAAATGAATTATTTAAAATTGATAGTGAATATCAAAATGATTTATTGAATTTTGACAGTAAAAAAAATAAAAAAAGATTAGTTATAAAAAATGATGAAAAAGATGGTAATAATGAAAACAATGCAAATGGTGAAAATGTTTCAAACAATAATATATTAACACTTGATGACATTGAAAGTTTAGATGATATAAATACTTTATTTCATGTTTCTAAAGATCAAAATGAAGATTTAATGGTTGTAGAAGAAAGTGATTTACTATTTGAAAATGAAGTAAGTATGTCTAAAATTAATAGCAAAGTTGATACAAAGGGTAGTAATAGTACTTGTTCATCTAGGACATCAAACACTGATGGCAATTCTCTCGACGATGAAAATGGAAAACAAGATAGTGACAATGAAGATGATGAAGATGATGAAGATGATGAAGATGATGAAGATGATGAAGATGAAGAAGGCGAAAACGTTTCAGAATGTTCTACTGCTTCTGAAGATGTAATAAATGCAATAATTAATAAATTTCCAGTAAATGTTATTTGTTTGGAAAAATGTTTAAAAACGCTAGATGATTTAATTACATCTACAGAATTATCAACAAAAGAATGGTGTGCTATTTTAATGCAAGTAATTATGATATTATTAACTTATCAAAAAACATTTAATTTTACACATAATGACTTGCATACAAATAATATAATGTATATTCAAACAGACAAAGAGTTTTTATATTACAAATTTAATAATAAACATTATAAGGTGCCTACATGCGGTAGAATATTTAAGATAATAGATTTTGGAAGAGCAATTTACAAATTTAAAGGTGTAACTGTTTGTAGTGATAGTTTTCATAAAAATGGTGATGCTGCTACTCAATACAATTTTGAACCTTACATGAATGAAAAAAAACCACGATTAGAACCTAATTATAGTTTTGACTTATGTAGACTGGCTTGTTCTTTATATGATTTTTTAATACCAGATGATGAAGACATAAATAAAACACCAATTACTAAATTAATAAATGAATGGTGTAAGGATGACAAAGGTCGCAATGTGCTTTATAAAACAAACGGAGAAGAGAGATATCCTGATTTTAAATTATATAAAATGATAGTGCGAACAGTGCATGAACATACTCCAGAAAATCAATTAAAAAGAGAATTATTTTCTCAATTTTTGGTGGCACGAAATAAATTGTCAAAAATTAAAAAAATAATTAATATAGATGATATGCCTGTATATATTTAATTTATGGTATATTTTTTTATTGTTAATGATGATTATACACCTTTGGACTATTAAAATGCCGACAAGTCGGTGTGATATCAGTAACAAAGTAACAGTTATCAATGTCATGGTTAAATTACATTGGATGACACAAGAAAAAAATATTTATGTTAAACATGTAAATTTTATTATCAAATAATTAAATTTATTTACTTATAAATTGTAAATAAATTTAGAATCCTGGATTATCAACAAATACTGCTACATTTGCTGATCCTCCTGTTAATTTATCAACACTTG